GTGGGGATCACGTAGGCGATCGGTGGCTTCGGGTCATCCGGCACGTAGGCGTAGGCGCGAAGTCCCGTTACAGCCCCTAGATTCGTCGCGATACCGGCGCGTAGTTCGCTGACGGTGGTCATGCGATGCCGTAGGCCTGGGCGTGGACGAACGGCTGCAGGATCGACTGCACGTCAGGGTCGACGCGGGAGACGCGCATGGCCCCGAGGTCGCCGAACCCGGCCACGCCGAGAGGAGAGTCGAATCTCTTGTAGAACCGCGACGCCAGGACGATGCAGGCCTGCTTGACCTCGGTCGGCACTGCCGTGCCGTAGCCGAAGTTCGCGGTTACGCGCACCGTCGCCTCGGCATCGAGGGTCGTGGTGAAGGAGTAGTCCCCGATCATGCGCAGCCGGGTGGCCGGGAACGCCAGGCCGACGGAGCGCCGGTTCAGCGGCTCCAGTTGCAGGTCGGTGGAGTTGTTCAGCGTGATGTCGTAGACCTGGTCGGCAGATGACGAAATCTCGACCGTGAGCGCGGTCCCCGCGACGTCGTCGATGTCGCACACGATCCGGCTGGCCGGCACGTAGTACCGGGTGGCCGTGCCGGACTGGTAGAAGTGCCTGGCGCAGTGCGCGTCGATCGACCGGGAGGCTGATTCGACGGCGAGTTCCAGCAGCGTGTCGTCCTGTGTGTCGCTCTGCGGGATTCGGGCGGCGGCCTTGATCTCGTTCAGGGTGCAATATCCGTTGACGATTGGCACGGTCCCTCCTCTCCTATCTCCTCGGCCAGGTGGTCGAGGATCGGTCGCCAGTGGCGCGCATAGACGGCGTCGGCGTCGTAGTTATCGCGCGCCCAGGCTGCAGCGGCGGTGCTGCGCACCTGGCCCTCTTGGTACATCTGCTCCAACGCATCGACCATCTGCGGCACGCTTGGCGTTGAGAACCAGGCGTGCTGAGTCGCGTCCCACCAGGGCTGACCGGATACCTTGATCGAGCCAGGCCCGGCGAGCTCGGCCTGCGCCGAGAAGTCCTGCGTGATGACTCGCAGGCCGCACGCCTGAGCCTCCAGTTGCGTGATGCCGAAGCCCTCCCCAAGGGTGGGGTTCAGCATGACGTCGGACCCGCTGTAGATGGCAGCGAGCGCCTCGGGCGGGATGCCGATGCGCATTTGGTACTGGTTAATGAACTTCGCCTTGTCCTTGACGCCGCAGGCCTCCAGCAGCGGGTCCCACTGGATGCCAGTCATCGCGCCGAACTGCTCAGAATGGATGAACAGCCGCGCGTCATCGTGACGTTCGGCGAATATCGAGAACGCCAGCACCTGCTCGCCGAATGCCTTGCGCGTCGGCACGCCCTTGTTTGCGGTCGCGATCAGGACCACGAAGTGATCGGGGTCCCAGCCGGTCAACTGCCGTCCGGTGATCCGCTTGCCGTCCTGCTGCTCGACGTGGGGCGTCGGACGGAACACTGCCTCGATCGCGTGCGGCGCGTAGTGCGCGTCGATGTCTCGCCGGTGCAGTTGCTCCTGGCCGAAGAGGCTCATCGCGATCGGATGCACGTTCGGCTTGCCGCAGAAGGCCGCCACCGCTGGCGGGACCGGCATATGGTCGACCGGAAGCCATGGCACCACGTTCATGGAGTCCCACTGCTGGCTCGTGAATACGTGGACGTCGAACAGCGTGAACATGATCGGCGTCATGCCGGGGTGCTGCTTGATCCAGTCGCGGTAGTAGGGCGCCGCCCTGTCCTGGCTGTACACGTCCATGCCGCGAGGCCAGACGTCGATGCCCTCCCAGGACGTGGATGCCGCCTCTAGGCCGTAGTTCGCCGCGATGGCGATCCGATGGCCGTCGGCGACGATCCGGGGAATGACCTGGGCTGTCTGCTGGCCGTATCCAGTCGGCGCCCAGGGCGCATTGGATAGCCAGACTCCGGCGATCCTCTTGCCGTTTCCGCGCGCGGCGCGACGTCGTGCTGCTCGATCCATATTTCCTCGCAGTGCTCGCAGTGGGTCCACCGGCCCGCCGACCGCCCACTGCGAAGACGCGCGGGCCGGTGGAGTCAACGGGTGAGGGGCGGAGCTGAAGCCCCGCCCCTCATGTGGTGCTAGGCGGTGCCGCCGACGAAGTGCTTGACGGCTGCCGACTGGCCCAGGTCGCCCCAGATCCGCATCGTCGCGCGGAAGCCGACCTCATCGGTGTCGAAGTAGGCGTCGTCGCTTCGTGCGATCTCCAGGCCGCCGACCATGCGGGTGTGGTAGGAGCCGGTCCATCCGAAGAGCACGGACTTCGCATTGACTGCAGTCGCTGCGACGTCCGGGTTCTCCACGATCTCGAACCCGAGAAGGGTGTCCGGGCTGCCGACGGTCGCCGCCGGCACGAAGAGGTAATTCCCCGCCGTGTCCTTGAGCTTCCTGATCGCGCCGATCGTGGTCCGGCGGGCCATGAAACGCGCACCGCGCCGGATGTAGGCCGAATCGACCGAGTGAACAAGGTCGATCAGGTTGTCGGCTGTCGGTACGCCGGAGACGCCCGTGCCGCCAGTCACGCCCGAGCCTGAAGCAGTGACGATGCCGTTCGGCTGGACGGTGCCGGTGCCGGTTGTCAGCAGGCCGTTGGCCTTGATGCCGATAGAGGTGCCCAGCGAGCGGCCCAGGAACGCGACCAGGTCGATGCCGGAGTCCGTGAGGATCTCGCGGCTGACGACCGTGAGCACGGCCACCTTCTGGCTCTTCAGCGTGATGCTGGAGAACGTCGGGTCGAGCGCGGTGATCTGCGTCGCCTCAGCGATGGCCGTGGCTGCAGGCCGGGTCGACTCGACCGGCACCTTGATGTCCTCGCCGGACGCGGTGTTCAGGAGGGTCACGTAAGTGCCGTCGACCATCGGGCCGACGGTCACCAGGTTCTCCTGAATGACGTCGTAGAACGACTGCGGCACGATGCTGGAGTCGTCGCTGGTGTTGAGGTCGCGGCGCTCGAAGGTGTACGAACGCATCTCGCCAGCGGCGAGGGACCGGACGATGTCGGCGTCGGTGCGGGCGACCTCGATGCGATTGTTGCGCACCTCTGGGGCCGTGATGACGCTGGCAGCGATGTCGGCCTCGCGGGCCTCGGCGGCCTGCAGGTCAGCGATGACCTGGCCGCGCTTGTCGATGTCCTCCATCATGCGCTGGTAGGACTGCTCCTCCTCGCCGGACAGGTCCCGGCTCTCGGAGGCAGCGCGATCGAGCAGGGACTTGGCAGCGTGCCAAGCCTCCTGACGCGCCTCGATCTGGCGCGCAAGATATGCACTCATCTTCTTTCCTTTGTTCGGAGTGATCGCAGTGATGGCAATCCGCTGCGGCTCCGCACGCGGGAACTACCGGCCAGGCTCCTGGCCGAGAACTAGAGGGACTTGGCGATCAAGTCGAGCTGCTTCTGCAGCACTGAGAGCGGCACTGACGGCTCAGCCTTCGGCGCGGCCTGGTCAACGACTGAGCGCAGCAGCTCGGCCTGCTCTGAGGTGAGACTGCCGTCGACGAGGGCCTCCATTGCCGCAGCGATCGCGTCCTGATCGGCTTGCGCCCGAATGGCTAGCGCCGAGTAGTCGCGTACCTGTGCTGTGGTGGCTTCGTAGGCCGGGAACGTGACGACCGAGACCTCGTGCAGACGGACCTCGCGCAGGGTGCGGCGAGAGCCGTCCTCATTCCAGGAGTCGCCGCCCTTCGGGACGCTGAAACCGAAGGACATCGAATCGACGTCGCCACGCTGCATGGAGACCGACAGGTCCCTGCCGTAGGTCGTCTCCGGCAGGTCGGCCTCGACATGCAGGCCCTTGCTGTCCTCGGCCAGTCGCAGCGTCTTGGCGCGCGTGGTCCCGAGGACGCGGCTGGTGTCATGGTTGAGCAGCATCCGCACGTTGTTTCGGGACGACAGCGAGCGCTTGAACGCGCCCGGCGCGATCGTCTCCACGAACGGCAGCGGCTGGCTCGGGCTGTCGAAGACTGCGGCGTACCCGCTGAAGGACATGCCGTTGCCGGCCTGCCGCAGCTCGAAGTCCTCGATGGTGATGGATCGCTGTTCGACGCTCATCGGCTTGGTCCTTCCGTCCTGGATCGCCTGCGCTGTCCTTGCCAGCCAGGCCCTCGCGGGATCAGGGTTGAGGGGGTCGATGCCCCAGAGGTAGTGAGCGACTGCGCCAGCGCCAGGCCAGCGAGGATCGTCTGGGTCGGAGTTCTGTGCGGCCTGCAGGTCGACTGCATGGCGAGCGGCCCAGGCATTCGCGCGGATGACCTTGTCGTCCGACATCTGGCCGCCAGCGATGGCCCTAGCCTCGCGGATCGTCTGCTCGGTCAGGCCGTCGCCGCCGAATCCGTCGGCGCGCAGGTCGAGGCCGCGCTGCGCAGCCCGTGCCATGTAGGCAGGCACCTCGGCTCGCAGGTCGACGGATCGCGAGGCCTGGATGTCAGCCGGGTCGATGGCATCGATGCCGAGAGCAGCGAACGCTGCCCGGTT